TTATAAATAAAATTTATTTTTCTTTACCAATTAAATTTTCTTTTATTGGCTCCAACAAATCACGAATCCAAAACAGTGTAATATCCTTATCTCTTTCTGTTAGATGTTCGGATTCTGTTATAACACGGATCAGCAATTCAGCTCTTTCTACTTTTTTTGCTTTTTCTAATTCGTCCATATCCAATTCCTTTTCACTGCTTTTTTATACAGTATATTTGCGCGGTAAATTTAAGCAAGAAAAATTTGAAAATTTGTGATTAATATCTAACCAACTAATTAAATATATAAAATATTATAAATTAATGAAGGTTATGTATCATATAACGGTATAGATTCCTGAAAGTTTTTTACAGTCGTTATCAAATTTGGACTAAAAATCAAACTCAACAAAATCATTTTTAATCGGCTTTTTAAATCGGCTTGGCGAATTGCTAACGATGAGATGCACACCGTCTAAAGTGTTGTCTAATTTTAACCACTGATTTTCACTAATTTTTAAACTCTCTCGTAAATAAAGCCTGTTTATGGTGAAATTATCATCAGGCAAGCCGATTATTTTTAATTGTTTTCTAATTTCTTCACGCTGATCTTCCTGTGGTGATTTTTTAACCTGCGTACAGTTATTGACAGAACTCCAAGGCGTGCGTGCCGCACGTTTTTTAAGGTCAAGGTCCTTGTTTTTTTCTTTCTTAACTATTTTCCATTTAATCAGTCTGGTGCAAATAAACGAAGCTAGCCCTGACAGCGGTGAAAATACACCTTTTATTTTTTTAATGGTTTCTTCATATTGATTTAGTTCTTCTTCATAAGATAGCCTAACTTTTAAATCTTTGCGCAAAACCATTGGACCACCTTGGTGATTAGTATATGCGGCCCAGTCGCCAACATCAGCGGACGCTAAAACAGGATCGATAATTTTATCTTCCACTTTTTGGCTTTTTAATCTTCGTAGTTCTCGCCAAACGGTGACAGGTGCGCCTCCTAATTGTTGGAATTGGCGTATTTTCCAACGGCTTGCCCATGCAGTAACGGCTTTAGATGTTTCTTTTAAGTTTTCACCAGTTTCATCATCTACTTCATTATCCAACGCATAACCGTCAATATTTTTAGAAATATATTTAGCGATGTAGCCAGTTGCTGAGCCTTTTTCTTTATCGATCATGGTAAATTCAAAGCGGTTTTTTGCGGCACCTTTTTCTTGTCCGTCTTCATCCATGGCATAGATCCACATTACTTTAAAAGCTGTTTGTAAATCTTCGGGACGCATAAAAACTAAAATATGCCAATGCGGTGTACCGTCGTGATGAGGTTCTGCAACACGGAAGCCAAAAAACTTAATATCCTCACGATTAAGCTTTGCTCGAATCCTTGACCATACTTTACACAAATAGGCTTGAGTTTCACGTGGATTATTACCTTGCCAATTTTCGACAAATCCGCCTTTTGAGTAGGTACTATGATATTTTGAAGGAGCTGTTAATGTAATAAATGCACCGGTATAACCCATTTCATCAGCCAAATCTTCAAAGCCCCGCATTCGAGTCATTAGCTCAGCACGACGAATAGCTGGATTGGAAATCGATTTATATACCTGCAAATCAAGTGCTATTTGTTCGCCAGTTTCTTGATTTTCAATTGCCATTTGTTCTAAATATTTTTTGTTGCGTCGCTTTTGTTCTTTCCATTCTGATTGGCAAGATTGACTGGCATACGGGGTAGCTTTCTTTTGTACTTGCCCAACGGCAATAGCCAAATGTTCATGTTGGAAATCTCGACGAATTTTTAACTTGTTATACCACCAATCCTCATTGGTTAATTTTGCCAACGCTCTGACAATATTTTCATTGGTTAACTTTCCATTTTTATAATCGGCAAAGTAGGGCGGTACGATATTGATGCCGTCTAGTTCATTTAAAACAGATTTATAAAGTTGATACTCAAGCCCAAGCTGATTAACCTCATTGGCAGATAAACAAAACTCATGATCAGCTAATAATTGTTGTATAAGTTTATCTATGTAACGGGCAATTTCGACACTAAGTTCAGCGATTCGCTCTCTGCCAAATGTGGGCAAGCTCTCAAACTCAGCAGAAAAGTTAATAGATAGTGCGCTTGGTTTAATAAATTCATATTGTTTATTAACCAAATCAAGCCTTGATTTAATATTACCGCCAAGTGTTTTACGCAAAAATGTATTGGCGGATTTTCGGCTTTTTGTTCGAAATAGTTTGATGTATTCATTTGCAAAATAGCTACTTAAAAAGTCTGGCAAACCAGAAAAATAATTAGCCCTAAAATTATGATCTTCGGTATCTACTTGCCATAATTTTATTTCACTATATGAAAGCCCTTGTGGCATTTTAGGTGATAATGCATGTGGATTAACTGGCGTTCTGATAACTTCTTTATTTGGTAAAAACTTGCCGACTGTATCGTAAAAATCACGCATACCAGAAAGCAGGGCATATTTAACCCTGTGATTTAATGTTGGTAGGTTTTGCGTAATTGTGGTCATGTTACTTGCTACGTTTTTTATTACGATTTTTCCGTGCTACCCGGCGAGCTTTTGCTATACCAGTTGGCTTGTGTGCGGTTTTATTTTTGCCTTTGCCTTTTTTTAATTTCGACGGCTGCATAACGATCACTGAACGTTTCAAAGAGTTAGCAGCACGTAATAAATATTTACATATATAATTGAACACAGTTACACCCCCAATTTTGATGATGATTGTTAAAGCATGTCCGGCGTTAACACGCCAATGATCTCTTTTGCAGGCTTTCGGTTGCCGTTTGCCGCCACTGACCGCGGGGCGTCTATTGAGTGAAGTTTAAAACGGTGGAATATGTCACGCGTGGCGCTATTGTCGCAGTTTGAAATAATTGCGGTTGCGCCCCTTGAAACAGCGTCACACAAACACTTGGCTAATAGTTCAGTATCTGAGTAACAAAAACCTGACGGCGTATAACCAACAAAGCTATCTTTATGTTTAGTTAGATATGGCGGATCGCAATAGATAACCGATCCGGCACCAGCTAGCCCAATCGTTTGCGTGAAATCACAGCAGAGTAAAGAGACATCGGAATAAAGTAATTTATTACTAAAATTAATCATTTCTGCGCCCGGAAAATAAATATTTTTATGTTTTCCTTTCGGGACATTAAATTCCCCCTTTTTGTTATAACGGCACATCCCATTAAATCCGTGTCGATTTAGATAGATAAACTGAGCCGCTAACTTTACCGTTTCCCTGAATTTTGGGTGATTGAATTGACTTCGAATATCGTAAAAATCATTTTCTGTATCAAATAATTCTTTAGTTGTGTTGTATAGCATTGCTAAATCATCTTTTAGCCACGAATATGTATTGATTAAATCGTGATTAATATCAGCCAAGATATAGCTTTTAGCTGATACATTAATAAAAACATTGCCAGCACCAACAAACGGTTCAATGAATTGACAATCTTTGGGGAAATGGGGTAATAACTTATCTATAATTCGGCCTTTACCTCCCGGCCATTTCAGGAAAGATTTTTCAATATTCATTTATTTGTCCTTAATCCAGATGCATTCGGTTCTTATGATTGCTCCACGCTGTGACGCCGCTCTTGATTGTGCTTCTTTTTTTGTCCAGCCATTTAATATGTCGTTATATAACTCATTGTCATAGCCAGAAATGACAACTTTTCCAGATAATCCAATAATTTTGTTTAATAAAATTTCATGATCTGAAAAAGACATTTCATATTGATAGCCCTTGGTTGTTGTCCTAGTTTCGTGCAAATATGGCGGATCACAATAAAATAGAGTTGATGGAGTATCGTGTTTATCTAATAGTTCAATTGCTGGAATGTTTTCAATAATTACACCCTGTAACCGTTGAACAATTGATGATAAATTATTGGGTATATTTGCCCACACCGTGGCGTCTGTAGTTTTTCCTTTTTTAGTGCTACCGCTAAAACCAGAGTTTTTTTGATGAATTCCATTTGATGAAAACGACATAAACGAGCGAATTACTAACTGCGAAGCTTGAATTATTTCATCTGAGCAGTGGCAATAACATGCATTTAAATATTCATTGCGGTGAAACGGTGTTAACGAAATCAGTTTAATTAATTTGTCTGCAGATTGTTGATTGCGGAGCACTTTAAATAAGTTGAAAACAGAACTATCAATATCGTTATAAACTTCTCGTGATATCTTTTCTTTTTGTAATAAAACACTACCAGCACCGCCGAATGGCTCTACATAAATTTCATGTATTGTAAAATTCGATAAAATCCAAGGAGCTAGTCGAAACTTGCCACCAAAATATCGTAATAATGGATGTTTTATTTTTATTGCTTTTTCTACACACATTTTTTGAGCCTTAAAAGATTTGGGGCTGATTGCCCCCTTTTGTTTAATTGAAATATTTTTATTCGTTATATCTCGTGCTTACCTTTTGCTTCTGAAATTTGCTGACAATAAACACACAAACTACAACCTGGCACAGCTTCACGCCGTGCCTCTGGTATTGGCTCGCCGCATTCACAGCAATAAAGTGATGATTTGCCGGTGTAAACCTTTCTTTTTGCAATCAAGTTATCAATCTCTAATTGAGCAATGTCATTGGCTCGGTCGATAACATCACGCATCAGATCTGATTCTCATAATGCTGATTGCGTATTGCTTCCGCCTCTTGTTCCAACAGCTCCGCCGACTCGGTGGGTGTTAGATAATTATTGCGGATATGTACCGCCAAACGCTCAAGCTTTGCGGTAAATACATCGCACAACCCTGATTTAGTTTCTTCTTTTGCTTGATTTAGAGCCTGCAATAACGCATCTCCCGATAATGTTGTCATGTTCATTTATGCCACCTTTTTAGTTTCTTTTTTAAAATCCTGTTCTTTACATAATGCGAATGCATCAATAATTGCTTGCAACCGACGTAAACCTTTCTTTAAGTCGTCGATTTCGTTATCTGTCAGATCGTCGTATTGCATTTGCCAAGCATGTGTAAATTGACTATCTGAGTTATAAATTGTTGTTTTACGCAGTTCGATGCCTGATGCGTTCAGCAGTAAACGTTTTTGCCCTGGCTTTAAATTGTTAAAAGCAGAACGGGCTAAACTGCGCTTATTGCTTAATATTTGGTGAAACTCACGCAATAGACTGCGTGGTTCAATGGTTTGAGTGCTTTGTGCTACATTCATCTTCATCACCTATTAACGGCTGATGCAACTTAATTACTTGCCCGTTTGACTTTTCGATATAGCCTTTCGGATTGTGTCTATTAGTCTGGATATAAATTAAAGTCGACTTATTAGCCGACTTTGGGCTTAAATAGATTGCGTGGCTCATTACTTATTCCTCTTTAATATTTAACTCAGGATTAAAGGCTTTAGCTCCCTCAAGGGTTAAAGCCACCATATTGATAAAAGTTGTAGAGCGGTCGTACTTGCCTGTGATTTGCTTTTTACGGATAGGAAGCTTGCCTTCACTAATGTATTTTTTTACTGTGCGAGGATTCATGCCTGATACACGGGCAAATTCATCAACAGTGACATAAGGCGCTGAAATAGCTATTGATATTCTTGGCGTCATAGTGCATTATTCCTAGTTAGGTGTTTATATGTGTTTATATGTAATAAAATTAGGATTTAGTTAATAATAAATTAACATTAAATAAATGTAAATAGGATTTTATTAATTTTTTTGAGTTAAATACTAATTGGGTGATTAAGTTGTGAAAATCAATTTTGATACTGGTGGCGCAGATGTTTTAGACAGAGTTTTAAAAGCTTATGGTTTTAAAACTAAATTAATGTTGGCTAATCATTTGAATATATCTTCTGCAAGTCTTGTTCAACGCTATAAAAGGGATCAGTTCCCGTCAGATATAGTAGTGCGTTGCATGGCTGAAACAGGAGCTTCATTAGAATGGTTAGCTAATGGTGAAGGTGAATTTTTACCAACTGAACAACAATCAAAAGAAACAATTCTTTCTGATGATACGTTGGAAAAATTGGAACGACTAGCTGCGCTCAAAAAAGAAGGTGCAATCACTGAGCAAGAATTTAATGCATTAAAGGCTAAATTGATTTGATAGGAGATTAAAAGATGACAAACAATCATCTATGTTCAAATAAAGTATTATTTTTATTTATGATTGTTTGTTTTTTTGCATTTGTTTCTTCTATTTCATTGGCAACTAATTACGACGAAAAATCTATAATATTAGGTCTTTTTATTGTCGTTTTATTTTTCTTTTCAGCTTTAGGGTTTTTAGTATCTTTTCTGTTTTTGACCGTAAAAAAATTAATAACAAGCACCAACAAAGCAGTTTTAAAATTTAGCGGCATTAATTTCTTAATTTTTTGCATATCAATTCTTTTAGTTGTATTTGTTGATAAAGATAATAATAAATTTTTATTGTTGTCGTTATCATTTACAATTGTTATCTCCTTTTTTTCCTCAATAATATTTGCCCTTTTCGTAGCAATACGCTTTATTTTATTCAAGTTAATATCAAAAATTAATATTTCAAATTCTATACAGGTAGAAAAAGGCAATGATTCCCCAAAAATTACTGAACAAAAAGACACAACAAGTTCAGATACGATTAATTTTGGCACAGAAAAATTATCTAAAAGCTCACCTGAAAAAATTCTAAAATCCAAAGTTAAAAAAGCAATTAAAGCTGACGCAAAAAAAGAAAAAAAACAGAATCCAGTCAGAAGTATTTCTTACATTCCTCCAACAGCAGAAGAAGAAAAAGAGAAAAAAGCTAAAGATCGTGATCGATATTTAAAAGATAATTTTGAATCTAAACTAAAGACCTTGTGGGAGGGTTCAAAAGATATTGAGTTTTCTTATTCTGATGCAAATGATGATATTAGCTATCGTCTTTTAAATTTAAATAAAGTATTGATTAACCAATATGGTGAAATTTATTTTTCTGGTATCTGTGCTATTCGTGATGAAATTCGAACGTTTAAAGTAGAACGCATTATGTCTACTATTGAATATGATTATCATGATTACACTATTAAGCAGTTTTTAACCCGTGTGTTACAAATTAGCAATAATGCTGAAAGTTCAAGGAAAAGAGGGAAAACTAAAAAAGAAACATTTGACATTCATTTTACAGGGTTTAAGCAATCTGATGAAAAACGATTAATCAAACTAGCAGAAGCAAAAGATCTAACAGTAAGAAAAAGTGTTACTCAAAACTTGCAAATATTATGCATAGGTTATAACGCTAGCCAAAACAAAATTGAAAAAGCACAAGAAATGGGAATTAGCATCATGAATGAAAGCGACTTCTTAAACTTTTTAGAAACTGGTGAGATATTATTGGGAGAGTGATTGTGGCCAAAAAAAATAAATCAAAGAAAACAATATCTAATGAAGAACAACATTCAAACCGATTAGACGATAGTGATATTCAAAACCACAGAATTTTATTGAGAGATTTAGGATTATTTATTCTTATTTCAACATCATTGATGTATTTTATTTCTTATGAAGTTGAAATATTTACAGCTATTCATTATGGATTTGATATAGAGTTTATTTCTTTATCAACAGCCATCATCATAAGAAATAATTCGTTATATCTATTTACACTAATTTTATGTCTTATTCTAATTATCTTTGATTATTTATATAGTCCACAAAAAAATGTATTGAGTAAAAAATTTGTAATTAAAGGACGTTTTAAAAAAATATCGTTGATTATTTTGATGATCGTTTTTTTATTGATTGCTTATATACTAGATTTACCTATATTTTGTGGTCAATTTTTATTGCCAGTAATTTTTGCTCCTATCCTTTTAGTGGTTATTTTTTATTTTTCAAGAATATCTAAATCAAGTGATTTTATGAATTTATTTTCTAACGTAGCATTGTTTTTTCTAGTTTGTGCCATTTCAGTCTATTTAATGCTTGAAATTTTTATTTTTACCGACAAAGATAAAATTTACCAATCTTTTAATTACAATGAACAACGTTATGTTTTATTAAGGATATACGATAATAATTTAGTTGCAAAAAAAATTGACACAAAGCAGCTCGATGACCAAAAGAAAAACTATTTTAACAATGAAATATTGTATTTGCCAACAGCTACATTAGAACAAGGATTAATTTTTAAAAGCATAAAGGTATCAAGTGGTAGTGAATAATAAAAATGAGCTCAAAGAATAATTCTGAAAATATCAACAGGTGAAAAATGACAGAAATACAACCAATAAAAGCTTTTATTTCTTATAGTTGGTCGAGTCCAGAACATGAACAGTGGGTAATGGATTTAGCCGAACAATTATATGAAGATGGTGTAGAAATTATATTAGATAAATGGGACTTAAAAGAAGGTTATGACAAATATTCTTTTATGGAAACGATGATCACAGACCAAGAAATAAAAAAAGTAATCATTATAAGTGACAAAATTTATGCAGAAAAAGCAGATCAAAGAACTGGCGGTGTGGGAACTGAAACCCAAATTATTACCCCAGAACTGTATGGTAAGACTGAACAGAATAAATTTGTTATTGTGACAACTCAGAAAGATGAAAATGGTGAAGCTTATATTCCAACTTATTATAAATCAAAAATCTATATAGATTTATCTGATAGCCATAATTATAACGAAAATTATGAACGATTGCTTAGATGGTTATTTGATAAACCTGTATATCAAAAACCTATATTAGGAAAACCTCCGGCTTTTTTATTTGATGACAATTCCATTTCAATAGGGACTAAAACTTATTACACTCGCTGTATGAATGCCATTCGTGATGGAAAAAATAATTCGTTGGGATGTTTTGAAGAATATTGTAATGTTGTCATCGAAAATCTGGAGCGATTTAGAATGAATTTTGATGGAGTTACAGAAGAAAATCCCGCAGATGAAATTCTTTATAAGAATGTAACCTCACTATTACCAGTTAGAGATGAAATATTAGAGATATTTAATGCTATTTTAAGCTATTCCCCAATAACTGAATTTTTTCATAAAATTCATAAACTTTTTGAAAAAATACATGATTATAACAATATACCTAAAACTAAACATAGCTATAAACAATATGAAGTAGAAAACTATGAAATATTTAATTATCAATTATTTTTATACACAGTTTCATTATTTATTCGTTATGAGCGTTTTTCTGAACTAAATGATTTTTTATTACAAAGATTTCTTCTTAATGAATATGGCAAAAAACAAAACTGTTCTTTTGTTCATTTTAATTTTTGTAGTGGTGAACTTCTTAGAAAGCGCAATGAACGGCTATCTCTTCATAAAATTTCTCTGTTAGCCCATTACTTTAGTGATGAGTGGAAGCATAAAACAATTACACATGATGAGGTAATTCAAGCTGAATTATTATTGTTTATTTTTGGTAGAGTAAAATTATCTAATGAATCATCTTTTAGTTGGTTACCTCATAATATTGTTTACTTAGGATTTAATACTCCTGATGTTTTCATAAAGGCGGAATCTAAAAGTTATTTAAATAAATTTGCTGTATTATTTACCATCGATGAGTTGGAAGAATTTGCTCAACAAGAGAATAAACCGATAGACTTTGGAATGGGACATCAATATTTTATAAGTAAACACATCAATATTGATAAACTAGGAACACTTAACTAAATATGAGCGTTAGAAAACAACAATCTGGAAAATGGCTATTTGAAAAATACCTTGAAGGTGGTCGTAGAATTCGTAAGACCTTTGCCACCAAAGGAGAGGCGTTAGCTTACGAAAATTATTTAGAAGAGCAAACTAACCAAAAGCCTTGGTTAGGTGAAAAGATAGATCGCAGGCGTTTATCAGATTTGATTAATACGTGGTATTCATTACATGGGCAAACGCTTAAAGATGGTGAAAAACGCCTAAAAGCCATGTTATTTGCTAATGATTGTATAGGTCATCCACTTGCTACCGATTTCACGGCCAAACAGTTTACTAACTATCGTCAAAAACGCATTGATGGTGAGATATTTAGAACCGATCGTATTAAAAATGTAGCCCCCCGAACCATGAACCTTGAATTAACTTATTTTAAAGCAATGTTTAATGAGTTGATCAGGCTAGGGGAATGGCAACATAACAATCCACTTGAACGAATACGTCCATTTAAAACCGATGAGCAAGAAATGGCTTATCTAACAAAAGAGCAAATTCATGAACTCCTATTATCTTGTGAGCAAAGCACAGCCACCGATTTAACCATTATTGTTAAAATTTGCCTAGCAACAGGAGCAAGGTGGAGCGAAGCCGAAAGTCTAAAGGGCGCACAAGTTAAAGGTGGAAAAATCACCTACATTAACACCAAAGGCAAACGTAATCGTACCATTCCAATTAGCGACAAACTCTTTAACGAAATTCCCCAAAAGCATGGTGGCTTATTTACCCCCTGTTATTCAGCGTTCCGCTCGGCAATCGATCGTGCAGGAATAGAATTACCCGAACGACAATTAACCCACGTATTACGCCACACTTTCGCCAGCCATTTTATGATGAATGGTGGAAACATTTTAGTTTTACAAAAAATCCTCGGCCACACCGACATCAAAATGACCATGCGCTACGCACATTTTGCACCTGATCACTTTGAAGATGCGGTAAGGTTGAATCCGTTGAATGTAATTGAATAGGTAATTTTATGAAAATATTGTTCTGTAATATTGGTTGGATGAAGAATTATCAAGGGCAAGCTGATGACGATCTTTTAATTGGCGGAGGTTCTTTCGTTAATGAGCATGGGTATGGTGGGGAAGTAACAAATTTTTATTCAATGAATGGGAATTGTTATGGATACGTTCGAGTGGATAAAAAAACTAATAGTCTAAATTTAGAAAGAATTGAAAAAGTAAACAAAGTAGATAAAGATTTTATAGATGATGTCTGTGTTGTATGGGTTGCCAGAGATCCTATAGAAAAAAAAGGGAATGTTATTGTTGGGTGGTATAACAATGCTAGGGTATACCGTTATAAACAAGAATCCTCTTTTTTAGAAAGTGATAGTGGTTATTGGTTTGAATCTAATGAAGATAATTGCGTTCTACTTCCATTTGAAGAAAGAGATATTATTTGCCCAAGATTTAAAAAAGGTTTTATGGGGAGGACCCAATATTGGTATGCCGATAGTGACGAGAGTATTGACTTTATAAAATCAATTAAAAAATTCATTAGCAACTATACAGAATTTGTTGCGTCAACAAAATCAAAAAAAGGAATTTTTAACACTAATCCAGAGTTAAAAAAGAAGACAGAAAAAAAAGCTGAAAAACGAGTAATACAATATTATAAAACAAATGGATATACAGTTGATAATGTAGCTAAAGAAAATAAAGGCTGGGATCTGGAAGCAAAGAAAAATAACACTACAATTTGTATTGAAGTCAAAGGATTATTTGGTGATGGAAAACGAATTATACTAACACCCAATGAATATAAACATTTTATGGAAAAAGATAGTAACTACAAATTATGTATTGTTAATAATGTTATGTCAGATAAATATTACAATCTGTATATTTGCTATTTTTGTATTAAAAATAAAAAATGGGTTGTTATCCATCATAAAAATAACACAATAGATTTAAAACCTAAAATTGAAGAAAAAATATCAGCTATTGTTACATTAGAATGATGGCGATAAAATGGCGGTTGAGAATATTTTTATATAGTAAAATATGTCTATATATGTATTTTTAACTGCTTGATTTAATTATAAGTTATTGATTTTAAATACAGCTTTAAAGAACTCATAATCGATTGGTCACTGGTTCAAGTCCAGTAGGGGCCACCATTAAACACTATGATTTATATAAGTTCTTAAGCATTTCTTAGATTTTCCATTGTGTCGTTTAATGAGCCTTGTGCCGTAAATAGGTTTGGGATAATACGGTTGTTGGAAGTTTTTTTCATACACTAAAATCCCTATTATTCATGGTTGTTACTATAAAACGAGGAAGTTGTCTAATAAAGCACTATTTGAATATATTCAAATATATCATAATTGTATTCGTCTTCGGCAGTCAACGGCTGGATATCGCTTGAATAATATGAACAACACTATTACCAAAACAATAAAATAATAAAGAAGGGTAATCTCTAATATTTTTGAGAGGATCAGTATTTTGCCTTGATACACTGGAGTATGGTATGTGTTTTTTATCCCAGCCCCATAATTTAAAATCACTCATCAGCGTCTTCTTTTTCATACGATCATTTATATTATTGTCTTTATTACTATCGTAAGCTGTAAAAAGCAACAAGAGGTTAGGGCTGTTGATCTTTGCTATACATAAATTACTCAACAATACATTGGCAGCCACATTAACATAAATGCCAGTGATACCATACTGGCATAATTCCTTTCTAACTTATCGTATCTATTTGATATTTAATGATATTGCTTGATTCTAGCAAAGGCATTCTCGACTAAATGACGATAGCGATAAAGGCTCCTATCCATACTGCTTTTATCTATATCCTTACCATAATTACGTTTAGCAATCACCGTTCGTCCGCCTTTTTGACGAACCGTTATCCTTCAGAAAGCTCAAAACAAATAGGCAAACCACCACTATCAACCGCAAGATGAATTTTAGTTGAATTACCGCCACAGCTATGACCTATTTGCTCACAATGCTCCGTTGCAGCGCCTGTACTATGTTGATGAGTCCTGATAATCGAGCTATCTAGGAACACCCATTCAAAATCCGCTAGTTGTGATAAATGTTTGAAAATATCAACTAATATGCCTTTTTTAGACCACAAATTAAATCGTCTATAGACGGTGCTCCATTCACCAAACTCTTCTGGCAAATCTCGCCAAGGAATACCAGTTCTCATTCGGAAAAGGATCCCTTTAAACGTCATCCGATGCTCGGATTTATTATAAACTCGGCCGGTATTTTTCATTATTTGTAGTAGCTTCTCCCACCGTTTATCTGTTAGCATTGTTCTTGGCATGATGAATCGAGTTATGGTTGTTTTTGGCAGAATTATTATAACTCACATCATGCCGTCTAAAAATAATCACGAAAGATCAACACGCCCTAATATTTTATGATTAAAATACTCAACTGAAAACTTATAAGGCGTTAATTTTGTTTTTATGTATATTCATTGCAACATTTTTTTAATTACTTTAAACAATGCGATTAATTCCTACAGCTTATTTATAAAACTATCAAATGATTCAGATACTAAAACTAATTCTTTTTCATCCATCAGCCATATATATATTTCTCCATAATTTTCATTTTTTAATGAAAGTAAAAAACAATTTCCACCCTCATCATAAGCAAAAGGAATCATATCTTTTAAATTAGAAAAGTCATCAATTAAATTAGTGTAAATATCTTCTATAGTTAAATCGCCATATTTTATTGGATTAAAGCCACCTAATAAAAAGAAATTATGTTCACCGTTTTCGGGAGGGTAACCACCATTAAATT